CGTAATCGCATTCTTTAAGCGCTCGGCGGTAGCAGGAGAAAAAGCAGCCAACGAATCGCCAACCAGCTCCATATCGACTGGCGATAATTTAGTTAAATCCTCTACTAAATCTTTCAACGTTCTCATTATACCCGCTCCTCTTTCTCAGTTTCAAAGAGTATGTACTTGGCTACGTTGAGACTCTTAACCAACTCTTTGATCTCTGTACGTGTTACACCAAGTTGGTCACGCTCAAGGATCTCCTGGCAATCGGAAAGGATCGAAGCGACCAACATCACTTCATCACCACGGTTGCGCTCAATGAGAGCGTTGATTTCACCGTAGGACATTCCCAGGGCTTTACGTTCGAATTCAGTCATTTGGTTTCCTTTCTCATTTATCATGTTTATTATTATGGATGTACCTGACCAAAAAATCAAGATAAACGTTACGATAAAACATCAATAAAATCAATGAGTTAGCAATACCTGACTAAAATAGTACGGTACCACGAGCTCGCGTGGGTTTTCCCCACAGCTAGCCGTGGTCTTATTAAGAACAATTCTTATTTCGTAGAGTAGTGTTTATAGGGAGTAATGAATTCTTTTTTCTGTTCCAATGTCCAGTCTTTTAGGTAGTCATTGTCTTCATTGAAAAGTTTTTCGTAATTCTTTTCTTTTACTACTCTATGCGATAGAATAGTTTCACCTAACCATTTCTGGGAAAATTCATTAGCCTCTTCCATCGCTACGGTATCTAAGGCCCACACGGTTTTACCTATAGGAACCTCCACTACATACCTCATTCGGTATTGAGCAATGCATTCTACAAGTACAAGTTCAGTTTTATTTTCCATAATATCCTCAGTAATGGGGGTGCTTCTCTGTGATCGTGGTACATATAGCCTTTGGTGGGCCTTAGCCTTTGGTGGGCCTTCCATCCACTCGCCATCACAGAGATTCTCGTATTGCCAACGCCCGTTCGGTTTGACGGCATTCTTTCGAATGTGGTAGGTTTGTGCTTTTACGTTACCGTAATTGGACTTTCTACCAGAACCACCCGTAGGTTATCGGCCTACTTCTATCGTGCGGGTCACACTAGTCGGTGATGATCCAACGTGTTAATTTTTAATCGGTCTCCATTCACAAATTACGTTTGCCTTTGAACCGCTGTCTTTAGCCTTTAAAGCAAGCCTTACAGCCGTAGCAGCCATGTTACAATCACGCTCATGCTTGTATTGCATTAATTCAATAGCTTTAAAATTAAACGTTACAAACAGTACCCATTCCATCGGTTTTTACCTTCTCTATATGCTTACACGTTCCATGGTACTTATAGCCGGTACAGGTACATTTCCATCTATCATTATCGTTAGTAACGTAATAGATGTCACCCTTGGAACCTTTTACCTGGATACCTGGACGATCTTCTTCTACTTGCTTTATTAGCTGGAATTTACGATATCGAGGATCGAAATCGATAGGATTTTTAAGAACTTTCTGCTCCCCAGTAACCCTATTGATGTAAGCGTAAAGCTTACTCTTACTGTTACTGAGGAACAGAATGTTGTTAGGTTGAAATGGAGTGCTCCATTCCGTAATTTCTTCAACGACTATCATAATAATATTATTATAGGACCATTGCAGTCCTAAATCAACTGTTACGTTACTTAATTTGTAACCAGCTCATTCCTGTTTACTCCCAAAGAGCTGTAAAAAGCTGATAAAAATATTGATAAAGTTAATATAGAGACTTAGAGCACCAAACCACTGCATTCTACTTACCTCACTCTCGGAACAATTCCAAAACATGTCTCTAATTCTATTCATATCATAAGCCGTAAGACCTAAAAATATTACGATAGCTAGTACGTTAATAGTCATTTGTAGGGCTGTACTTTGAATAAACAAACCAATCAACCCAGCTACAATAAGACCAATAACCCCGGCAAACAAAAATGACCCCCAGCTAGACAGATCCCGTTTGGTAAAGTATCCCCAAAATGCTAAAGTACCAAAAGAAACGGTTGTACTGAATAAAGCCATAACAATAGAAGCTGATGTGTAAATAGCAAACAATAAACTTAAGCTTGCACCCATCGCAGCAGCGAAAGCAAAATACCATCCTTTAATGGCACTTTCGGACATAGTATGCCCTTTAAAAGCAAGATACAAACTCATTACTAGGGGTAAAAATATTAATATGTAACCTAAAATACTGCCAAATAGTACCGGAACCATTCCAATTCCGGCAATAAAGGAAGCAGCAATAAAAGTAGCACCCAGACCGTAGAACATTCTCGCTAGCACCCCGGCTACAGCGGCATTCAAACTCTCAGCAGCAGTCATCGTACTCATAATCTCTCCTTACATATTAACGGCAATAATTCCAGCAATAACTAACCCTACTGCTAGAATATAAACCAAAAAACGTTTTTCGTACCATTTATCAACGCATTCTTTATTTGGCATTTTTTTCCTCTTCTTGTTTACAAACAAACTCTCTTGTACAGCGCTCCATCGATACTGTCTGAGTATTTATTCGGACAATGAGCCGTCCGTGTTATCAATACTAAAAGCAAACTTAGCATTGTTGACCGCCGGCATAGTTACTTGCCAGGCCAGCAATGCAATCATTAACTATTCAATTTTAAAAAAAGTAGTTAAAAACCTGGTAAATAAAATAGAGGGAGATATAAGCTGAAAGTACTAGTAACCCTAATCCAGAAAGTCTAATTAGATAATCTTTCATTCTTCATACTCTTCATCTTCATCATACATAGGCTCGTAATCGTTACCGCTTGTATCAATACTTAATTCATAACCAAAATGAAAACGCCCTTCATTGTAGTAAGGTTCAAACGAGCGGTTAAACTTAATTACCTGACCTCCCTCCAACCACGAAGGTTCTTTATCAATCTGGTCCATTGCCACGACTCCAATCAAGCCAGCATCTACTGCGTATCTGCGACCTTCTCTGTCGTGATAAGAACCATCTCCATACATTGTACCGTGGGTCCAAAAGCGAGTGCCATCTTTCATAACAAAGCCACCATCTAAGCATTCGGCTCCTTCACTCGAAGTCTTGATTGTTAGCTCACAAAATTCATCCCAGCGATCGTTAAGCACGTAGCAAAGATCGCCAACATAGTAAGTACCTGCTTCGAACCTCATGCACACTCCGTTGCTTGAATTTCTTCATTAAGTACGTTCCAGGCGTCTTGAAAGCATTCTAAGCCTTTAGCGACGTAACGACCTTTAAAGACATCCCATGATGCGTACACATAGTAAGTATCATCATCATCTAAAACGATCTGATAAGAAAAAGTTAGATCGTTACAATACTGATTACTAATATCACAGACAACAATGCTCATTCTATCACCTCACCACGCTCTCTACGTTCAGCAAAAGTTTTCATCCATTCAGCTAAAAAATCCTTAGCATCATATCTATGAATTTTAAAATGTTTTACAAGATAGGGTACTGCGCCAAACATATTTGTTTTCCCGGTTGATCGAAGAACATCGAGAAAGATATTAACTTCGTGTTGAGATGGTAATGTCTTTTCCATAATTAGCTCCCAAGCCAAACTTCGTAAGTGTTTTCTTTTCCTTTTACTGGGCTAAAATTTTCAATAAAAACGTGATTACCAAACCCTTTTCTTCCGTCTTCGTCTTCGGTCTTGTCGGCCAACATTTCTACCGCCTTCCACAATTCTAACCATTTTGCTTTGCCGCCATGGCCTTCTACCGTTACGGACCGTTTTGAATCCCACGGAGCCTCTAAAATAGCACCAGCTGGAACGTTAGAGGTATCAAGAAAGGATTCAATATCATAAATCGACCATCGAGTGTACTTAAATTTAAACTCTTTTTTGTAAAGATCGGCCATGCGGTTAATTTCGTTTTCGTGGTCGTCTTTTAGCTTCATTAATTCATCCCTTACAGGCTCAAGATACCGTCGCACCTCGCTAGCTCTCTTAACCATATCGCTATCATCTTTAAACATTTCCGATACAGTACGATCAAGCCAATACAGACTGCACATTGCATTATGAATACTAGAAATCTGCTTATCAGTAATAGTAAAGTTAACCATTTAGTCTCTCACTAAGTCAAATTATCGCCAAGGTATAAGTCTTGCTCACAATTACTACTTTAATAATTTACTTCCATGTCCATATCCATATTATAATATAGACTCCAAACTTCTCCAACAGTTACGTTGTACTCTTGCGCAATCTCAACGAACACCTCATTCATTTCGTCACGACACTCAAAGCCTTTTTGAACCTCCTGGGCAATTGCCTCTTGAATGTCAATTGCGATAGTTTTAAAGTAACCCATTATACACACTCCTCAACAAACTCTTCAAATGTTACTCTTTTTGCAGGAAATTGAATTTGACCTTCGTTGTCAAGCTGCATTTGCTCAAAATCCGTAAGGAATTGATCTCCAACTACTTGATTACCGATCATAGATCTAATCAAAAAGTCATCACTAAGTTCGATTAAATCGTACGCTTTAATAATCATTTCTTCAGTCCACTCTTCGGCCTCAAGAATAAAGTCTTCCCCGCCTTTTGCTTTCCAATAAGGTTCTTCCGGGGTACCGTAATTCTCATAATCTTGGGTATAAAAGTACATCTTAATCATATCAAATCTCCTAACTCAATACCTAAATTATAACAGCACCTAGACCGAAAATCAACAGTTACGTTACGTCACAGCTAGCTGTGGTTTTTAAATAAGAATAAGTCTTATTTCGATTCTCTATAGACTATACGTAACCACCATTTATATTTGTGGAAGTATTGTTCAGAGGTATAAGGATTTTGATGATACGCTTCAAGCTCATCTCTGTTCTTAAGCCACATCTCTTGAACAAACTCTCTAAATGTAGTTTTTCGGTCTAAGGGGAGGGAAGTTTTCACTATTCACTTCTCCGCATTTGTATTCAATTATTAGTTCTGGAATTTCTAACGTAGAGAGATAGATTCCAATTAAAAAAAGAGCTGAGGCAAAGCCTAGAAAAAATTTAAACATTATAAAGGTAACGATATAATTTTACAAAATAAGCAAAACGTACAGGTTCATGTTCAGAGTCAGGTAATACCCCAAACTCTTCTTGCATTTTATTTAGATGATATATAATTTGTTCTTCCGTCATTAAAAACCTAATTTACGACTATCAAAATACAATCCGGTTTCTGCATTATAATCATTTTCAAAATATTCTACCAACATTTCTATTCTAAAAGCAGCTTCCTGTTCCCCTACACTATTTAGTTTTTCTTCATAGTGTTTAAGAAACTTTATCATCTGAAAGGGACTAATGCCCGAAGCTTTAAAAGACGGTTTTTGAGGACCTCTAGTAGGTTTAAACATTTTTTACTCCCTATAAATATAAGCATGATACATTTTTATTGTTTTCATAACGATAAAAAAATTATAGCTTCTGATCTTCCTGTTGAAAAGATTAAAGTAAGATTTGGTTATCGTTATGAAATTCTCACCTCAGTTAAGGATAAAGAATCCGTTGAGGCCGTAACAGAGCGGCTGCGGAGGAATTACCCTGTCTTTATTATAGAGGAACATTACAAAAAAATCTACCGTCACTCTGAAGAAGCTAAACGTAAGATCGCCCAAGCTAGATTGGGCAAAAAATGGGATGAAGAAACTAAAAATAAAATATCTAATACAATGAAAGGTAAGTCAAACTTTGAGGGTAAACGACATACTGAAGAAACCAAAAAGTTAATGGCTGCTGTAAAGTTAGGAAATAAACACGTTAAGGATACGTTCTGGGTTCACGATCCCAAAAGTGATAGTGAAAGAAGGGTGAGAGATAAGAGTGAGATACCAGAAGGGTTTCAGGAAGGAAGAGACTATTATTCTACTGAACCCGGGGTTTACTACTTCATTAATCGTCTGAGAAAGGAATAACCTCCCACCAGTTCTCCCAAGGAAATACAACCCAGCATGGGTTTTCTATTTTGTTAATCATTCTACCGTAGTAATCTATTTCAAATCTGGAACCGGCGTTTGTAAGTAAAGTTCCATACCTCACCTCAAAATCCTCTCTCTGTACCTCAAACAAAGCATTATTAAATTCTGTAAGAGTGTTGCCTGAATCATTTATATCATCTACCACAAGAATGTGATGAAACTCTTTATGAAAATAATTTCTTAAATCATTATCAAAGTAATTAATTTCCTGTTCCTTGTTGTGCATATAGCAAGGAATATCATAGTACTGACTAATATAATTGGCCGGGGTACATCCCCCTCTAACAAACCCTATTACTAAGTCTGGTTTGTAATCATTTAGGTACATCTGCCGGATAATGGCATGAGTGTAATCCTTTACCTGCTGATCATTAATAAAAATTTTTTTCATGAGCGGGTAATAGCTAAAATTTTCTCAATTTGTTTTTCAATCAAAGGTTTTCTGTTTGGCCAGTGAATGTAATCTTTTTCAGGATTTTTCATTAGATTTACTAACAAAGGCAGAACCATTTTTTCTAAGGCTGTAAGTTTGGCCTTTACATCTTTTTCTATTAAAGTTTTATACTCATCAGTGTCTAAATTAGGTGTTCCAGCCTGTTCCAAACGCTCTAAAATATCTAGCACTGAATTTAAATTAGTTTCTAATACTTTAATTCGATCTAGAATAGGCCCGGATATCTCCTCCGTATTTACTGGGGGGGTAACTACAGGGGGAGGTACACTCTGGTCGGGGTCTTCAATTGCGGTAAAGCCATAATCAAAAGAGGAATCAAGATACTCTTGAGGAATCGTCGCCATAATTTTCCTTTACTTGATTTGCTATATCTACTAATTGTTTTTGAACGCCCTTGCGGATAATTTTTTTAGTTCGCTTAATCATTCGATTGTACGCTAGGTTCCATTTAAGATTGGATACTCTTTCTTTAAATGTCTTGCCTAACATATGATCATACTCATGTAGAAAGATTCGAGCCGTTAGCCCGTTGAATTCTTCTTCTACCGTTTCACCTTTAGTATTTTGAAAGCGAACTTTTACTGTCGCCGGACGCATAACTTTCATGTAAATGCCAGGGAAGGATAAACAACCTTCATCCATAGAAATTTCTTCAGTACTAGTGGAAATAATTTCAGGGTTAAAGAATGAGTAGTTTACATCACCGGCACCCATTACAAACATTTTAATATTTAGACCCACCTGATTGGCCGATAAGCCAATGCCTCCTAGGTCCTGCATTCTGTCGATCATTATGTTAGCTAACATCTCTGCATCAACATTCTTGTCAAATAAGAAAGGTTCGGGTGGGGTATGTAATACTGAGTTTCCGGGGAGTACGAGCTTGAGTTCAGATTTTTTAATCATCTTGCAATCTTGCTAAAGTTATTATGCTTTTCAAATTTGATTACTGAGCGAAACTTATCAAACAAAGCATCCTTATGACTAATTACAAAAATATTATTATCTTCACCAATAGTATTAAGTATAGTCATAACGTAATCAGTACCGTTTATGTCTAACGAACCATCAAACACCTCATCTAGCATTAGGAGGTTAGTGTTGGCTGAATTTTTCATCCTAGCAATGGAACGCCAAGCAAACAAAAGCGCAAGGTCAATCTTTGCTTTCTCACCCTCTGAAAACGACGCATACGAAAATTCATCACGATGTCTAGATTTAATAATTTCATTGAAAGCCTCATCAAGTTCAAACGATACGAAAAAGTCCATTGCCTGGAGAAACTTATTCACCAGTTTATTAATCACTGGTAGATATTGTCGTATAACTTTCGTTTTAATGCCAGTATCTTTTAGTAAGATACTAGCTACGTCTAGATAGTGACGGTCCTCTACTAGTCTTGCCTTATCTTCTGACAATATTACAACCTCTTTGGCTAACTGCTTTAGTTTAGCTTTCTCTTCATCGATGTTCGCTGTAGAGTGGGTAGTGTCATTCAAATCTCTTTCGAGTTTGGTTATATAGTTCTGTTCGGCTATAATTTTACTATTTAAGTCTATAATTATATCGTTTATATCGGCAATCTGTTCTTTTACTTTTTGTATTTCTTCCAAACGATACTCTACCTGATTTATTTCAGAAACTAATTTAGCACAAGCCTCATCCAACTCTTTTCTTTTTTCTTCATGATCGTGAACGACGTGATCTTTAAACTCTTGATCTATACTCTGATTACATGTCGGACATTGATCGTGGGTTTTATAAAATTCAATTTCCTTGTTGATAGCTTTTACCTTATCAATCAGTTTATCTTTTAGTACTTTTAATTTCTTATCTTTAGCCTCTTGAGTATCCCCATCAGTAATAGATGCTTTTAATGCATCGATGTTGGCCTTATGAGTAGTTACTTCACCGTTCAGCTGGACCACAACTACTTTAGAGGCCTCTATTTGTTCTTTGATTTCATTCTTGCGCTGTTCTTTATCATCTTCTAGCGTCTTAATATACTCTTGCTGGAGTCTAACTTTATTTTTACCCAATTCAATATCAGTATCCAGGTTAGTAATCTTTGTCTTGACTGTATCGTACTTCTCTTTTAGAACCTCGTTCATTACAGAGAAGATTTTAATATCAAGTAAGTCTTCAATTACCTCCCTACGATGGGCTGTAGGTAGCTGCATGAAAGGGGTAAATGATGCTGACCCTAAAATTACAATCTGGGTAAATGATTTATAGTTTAGCTTTAGTACATGCTCTTCTAAATACTTTTGATAGTCTCGAGCGGCCGCATCTTGATTGAGTAATTCTTCGTTTAGATATATTTCAAACACATTTGGCTTGGCACCCCTTACAATCTTATACTCTTTAGTGCCAATAGAAAACTCCACCTCCACAACCATTTGTTTTTGATTGATGGAGTTAAGGAGCTGGGGTTTATTGATATTACGGAAAGGCTTACCGAATAAAGCAAAACAAATAGCATCTAGAATAGTGGACTTTCCTGCTCCATTTTCACCTATAATTAAAGTAGTAGGTGTACGATCTAGATAAACTTCTGTAAATTGCCCGCCAGTAGAAAGAAAATTACGCCAACGTACTGTTTTGAATTTAATCATTTAGTATGTTCACATTAAAAGCTACACTTATTCTTTCACTTTGCACATCATTTTTTTCAACCATGTGTGGTAACCAGCTAGGAAATAGGTAAAGTATCCTAGCTTTAGGGGTGTATGTAACCCTGTTATAGGAGTGGTATGTATTATTTTTTGAATTATGAATTTCTAAGCTGTATGTATCAATATTCTGAGGCCTCACAAAAACTAAATTTGAATTATTGTCGCTTAGATAGAATACACCTGAAAGAAGTGCCCTAGGGTGGGTGTGTAGATTATTACAATCACCTTGTTTGTTTATATTAACCCATGTATTATCTATATAATATCTATTACTAATATCTAACTGTTTAAGACATTCACCCGCGACATTGTATACGTACTCAAAGTATTTAAATAAAGGGGTATTAATAAGATCATTTTGGGTCATATCCTTACTTTGCCAACCCCCAACATTAGATAACACTCTTCCGATAGAATTTAATTTTAATTTTTTACAATATTTTATTGCTTGATCTTCATCCTCTTTTGTTATGTTTGGTATCTCAACATACCAAACAGGCGTAGGAAACCAATTTTCAACTTTTAAACTCAATATTATTCTTCCCCGTAGTTTTGAGCTTCCACATACAACGTTTTCATTAACGTTTTAATGCGTTCCTTATCAGCGTCAGTGTCTAGATTATCTACGTATTGAGATAATAATGTCAAAGTATCTTCTAAATCCACATCATCGGCACCTAAAGCCTCGGCTTCAAATTCCGACATATCCTCTATAATTTTTAACTCCAGAGGGTTACATCTTTCTAATTTCTCCAAGAACTGCTCAAACTTGTAGAAATCAGTCTTATTCACTACGATCAGCTTCAGATGTTTATTCTCGTAGTATTCTTGCTTAAAATCTATGTTTTTTGTATCATCATAGTATATTTTACTAAAGATATTGTATGGATTTTGTATAAATTCTACGGTTTTTTCCACTGAATCGAATACATTAAATCCTCTAGGATCTTCGAAGTCCGCCCAGGTGAGCTCGTAAGGATTTCCAAGATAAGTAATGTTCCTATCACTGCTACGGTGATGAAAATGACCAGTATACACACGCTCAAACTTAGAAAAGAGCGCAGGATCGAAACCTTCATCATTTTCATGTCCTTTATACATTTGAAAGCCAGCTATTTCTAAATGACCGAACATAACGGGAGAGCTGGATTGTTTTATTGCCTCCATACACTCGCTATAATTATCAGTACATATCCAGGGCATTAATAAAATAGAGCACCCTTCGTAACTATACTCTGTCGGCGAAGAATAAGCCTGAATATTATCGTACTCTTGCAAAAGGAGGTGGGGGGAGTTAACTAGGTTTGTATTCTTAAAAAAAGTATCATGATTACCTACAATCATTATTACTTTAATACCTCTTCGTTTGGCTTGGTCAAAGAAGTACTCCCGGCAGGAATTTAAAGTATTAAAGTTTATATACTTACGGCGATCAAAACAGTCACCAAGATGAAAAATAGTTTTTATTTCTCGCCTGTCAATCTCAGGCCAGAAACACTCCATATAAAACTTTTTAAAAAAATTATCAAATGGAATTGAATCCGAGCGAGCACCAAAATGTGTATCAGTTATTAGAGCTGCTTTCATTAAGTTGTTTCTTATAATAATCTATTTGATCTTTAAGCTGAAGTTTTTTCTTTTTTAATTGCTGTATTTGAACGTCGCTAGAATAATTATTAAATGCTTGCTTAATCTGTAAATCAACGCTGTAGTGTAAATCTTGAAGATGTTTGATGTGATGCTCTACTTTAACAGGGTTCATTTAAATCCCTTCAAATAAGTCCTCATTCCACTCTCTATGACCTTCTCTGAAAGCCATATTTGATTGTGTCTCTCTTACCTCTACTCTAAAGCACCAAAGGCGTTTTGCTTCTCCCGGGCCCCAATAGTCCGGAATATAAACACCGTTTATATACTTATATAATTGATCAGCTAGACCCTCACATCCCAGGCGAGGTAGAATGGTTAGCTTGGCCATCTTTTTTTCTTTTAGTAATTTAAATGTTTCAATTTCGGGGTCATCTTGTGCTACTAATAACGTATGATCAAATTGATCTTGTAAGACCTCTTTTAGTTCTTTAAACCCACCATAATCAGCTACCCAATTACGAAAATCTAAGTCATTGGAGCCAAACCAAAACCTCATAGAAAAAGAATACCCGTGTATTAAATTACAATGTGAATCTGCGCGCCACTGTCTATAGGCGCAGGGAAATTGATCTACATACTCCTTAGTAGAAACAAACTTATAAGTGATTAGTTGCATTACTCTGACCTCTTTAACCGTATTTACTATCGTGGAATTTACCTACCCCGTAATCACCATCATACATGCGCAAAGATTCTGCATCAAAGGATAGATATTGACCTATCCTTGTGCCTTTTTTGATTTTTGCCGTACCGACCGATACATGAAGTACACCAGCCATAACCCCATGATAACCAGAATCATAGAGACCTGAAGTAATAAAACAACCGTTGCGGTTAAGAGTGCTCCTAGTAATGACCCAGCCAGCTTCGCCCGCTCCAACGCTGATGATGTTTTCCATAATGACCTCATAAGTCCCCGGGTATAACGTAAAATAGCCCTCTGCGTCTGGTACGAGCTCTTCAGTTCCTCTATGCTTTTTGTTATCATTTGATATCTCAAATTCGTTAGGTAAAATTTTAAACACCTTACCCAATCTTAAATCTACTGCGTTGGGCTGTATGTCCTTTTTTTGTACATTAGTTAATGTTGTCTTACTATTTTTTCCTGATACATGTTTCATAGCGGTTGGCCGATATAAAAGATTTTTTATATCCATTATTCTTTATCCTTACTCTTTTTAAGCGGGGCGTTTTGCGCAATCTGCTCATGCACCTGGGCTTCAATCATAGACCGAACATACTCACCGCGTTTGTGTTTATCAATAATTGTAGCGGCAACTCGCTTGTAGCTTTTTTTTAATTTAAACGCGCTATTAGTTCTCATCATGCCTCTGGTATAAAATAAGGATTTTCTTTAGTATTAAAGTTGCCAACTGGCTCTAGTTTATATGTTTCTAAATTTAGCTTCCACACCACATTAGGTTCTAGAGAAATTGATCCTTCAAATCTTGTTGAGGAGATATTTAAACGATCATCTATAAAGAGCGGGGAAATTTCATTTCTAAAAGCATATAATGAATTACCATCATACATTACACATGCAAATGTACCGTCTATGTCACTTAGGGTTTCCCACCCTTTAGCTAATATTTTTTTTAACAACCATTCAGTATCCCAGGTCCCTTCCTCTAGTTCTTTCTGTTTAATGATGCCATTATGCCACAGTAATGCCCCATTAACATTAGCGGGATGAATATTTTTACTATCCGTTGTGGGTGCTTGGGAGTGGCAGATAAAGTAATCATAAGGGTTGCAGGGGTATGTGGGTATAAAGCGACCATCCATTTTACCTGGTGATTGCATTAGAAACCCAATCTGTATTCCGTCGTTTTGTTTACGAAAAGTACATACTGAAAAGCTTAATTCCCCGCGGTAAGAATTAAGCTTATATAATTCCGTTAATGTACTTTTACTAAACGATCCAATAATTGAACACATTATGCTGCAACTTTCATTTTACTAATTAAATCATCCCAGGGTATATGAATAGAATACAGTACCGGGTCTTTTTCTCCAATCTTGGCAAAGTTAGCAATACGCTCTGAACAAGACGGGCACTTACCACAAGACTCTGCTAACTCATTAGGATTATAGCATGTAAGTGTGCGCCCGGTCAATGATAAATTACCATCAAGTTCCCGAAGTATACTTAATTCTTCAAACTTAGATAGCTTACTAAACGGGGCAATGAGCTTGATCTTTATAATTCTATTTTCAGATAGAAGATCGTTTACTTTATTTACCCAACGCTGGGTTGTATCGTGGTAGCCGTACTCATCATGTACCTGTAAACCGGTAAGTATTGTATCTACGTTTCTTGTCTCAGCATATGCAGCTGCAATCGACATCAGAATCATATTGCGATTAGGTACGTAGGTTTTAGGCCTTGGATCACCTAGTACATCCTTAATCGTAGGCATCTCAATACTCTTATCTACGTTTGCTGAAAATCCCTGAGAGATATCACCAAGGAACGTAGCATTAATTATTTTGTGTGCTACATTAAGTAATTTTGTAGAGCTTTTTGCAAATATAATTTCTTTTGCTTGCTTCTGACCGTAGTCAAAGGTAAGAGCAGACACGTTTTCAGCCCCGTATTTCTCTACCGCCAGTCGCATTGTAATAGTACTATCCATACCTCCGGATAGAATAACAACACACCCTTTAGTATCGGGTAATAATGATAAAGCGTCAGCAACCCGATTTAGATTCGTCATCGTAAAATCCTAATTGTTGATTATTTTCAATCATTTTATCTAATGCCCGCTCTTTCTGAATTCTGTGCAAGTAGATAACAGCATCCATTAGTTCTTCCTTTAGGTGCTGTAACCATTGATCAAGATTGAGATCAGTTCGTTCAGTTGTTACACCGTACTTGGAGTAACCGTGTTGAGAACGTTTAATAAATTCATCGCAAATTTGATTAACGTTATTATCCGGGCTCTTGTTTAAAGGCCCTTCTGAAGGAAAAGGATATTTAGCAATCATTATTGTCTGGGGGTCTTAGTACAGAAACGCAACACATCGGCAATCATACCATACTTCCAAAGTATCCCCCCGTGAGAGGCTCGTACTGGGTTAATATCAATACCTCCTCTCCTAGTATAGAGGCATGCCACGAATAATTCTTCGGGTTGTAATAAATCCCACAAGCGTTTATAAATGCACTCACAAATCTCTTCATGAAAGTGATTTTCTTTTCGCATTGACACGATATAACGTAGTAAGGACTCCGGTGTAACAGCCTTCTCACCTTTAATATGAACATACACATCACCCCAGTCCGGCTGATTAGTAACTCGACAATTTGATCGTAGTGAATAAGACCTCCACCTTTCATATCGCCCGATGGAAGGAACTACTTCTAAAATATCTGACGACTCATTATAGTTATCAAAGGTCATCTCTTTAATGTTACAGAAATGTTCAAGAGCAATAAAGTCCCCTCTTATAGGTGCAATTGTATCGATATCACCCCAGCGAATAAACACTTGCACCTCACCTCCTACAGCACTAGAAAGGTCGGTGGAAATTTTATCTTCAATTATCCAGATTTCGTCAGTTGTTTCGATAAGACGGGCCATGTTAAAGGAGTTAAGATAAAGCTTTACAGATTTGGATTCCACAATATTTGGAGTATTAGCTGGGTAAGTAAACTTAAGCCAACCAGAAACAGGAAAACCGTTTTCAAGAAGCGTGGAAAACTCATACGCATTCCACGCATCCATCCCCACAAACGGGAGGGAATCTTCTTTAATTTCGTAGGCAGTTCGATTAAGATGGCGAGGTACCGCAACAAGTAATGTAGAATCAACATTGTCTGGAGTTATATAAGGTTTAACAACTGTACCGTCACCAGCTTTTCCTAGATGAACGGACACTAATTCATTAAGTGTTTTTTGATTAGATTCTATAGCCACCGTTTAAATCCTTTTCCATTTCTTTCCTACTTTCTGTTACCTTGCAAGCATTAAGTACTTGTTGTACTCTTTCTCTTACCGACCCACTTAATAGTACAAAAGATATACCTTGATTTAAATAACTATGAAATATCTTTACTATTTCATCTCTAAATTCCATATCAGTGCTTCTTACTCCATCATCTTCAATTTCAAATTCAGGCTCGATGTAGAATAGCAAATCATATTTACTATTAAGTTTATTAAAGACATTCTCAGCAAACGACATTATATTATTACTAACCCTACCTTTATTATGTAAGTATCTTGTATACACCACACCATCAAGAGCTGTTCTATCAGTAATCATCTTATCATTTATAAAGATATTTACAATATGTTCTTGCATAATTAGACGCTGAGTTATATCATCACCATTCTCATTGATACGAAAACCATACTCTTTTACCCTGCGAGTAACCTCATTGCAGACTGTAAATTCTTTAAATATATTTTCTGATCTTAGTGCACTAAGTAAAGTAGTTTTACCTACTGACTGCGCACCGCTAAGCCCTATTCTCATCTAGCACCTTTCTTAATACCCACAACCATGATTCTAATGACGTTTGCTTTAATTTGCCATATGTCTCTTCTAAAGAATCACATCGATTGGAATAACAACTCGCACTTAAAACTTCCCCTTCATCTACCCCAGGGGTAACTTTATGTACCACTGAACCAATGACTGGGTAATTACCTTCCCAAGTTCTTACTTGAGGATCTTTACCCTTTAGTTCAGGGTAATGTGTGATGAGTGCAGGGTGCCCGTTCATTATATTATAACTAGTACAAATATCTTCAGGTAATATTCTTAAATAACCATGTAAGGTAATAAGAGTTGTTTCAGGGTTGAATATTTTTTGATACCTAAAATAATTCATTAGTAAATCATGTTTACCTGACTGTATAGTAATACCTAGCTCTTTTAGTTCAGAACAGAATTTAATTTTCTCTTCAAAATTATTTGTAACAATCAAATTAGGTTTACGTTTTAGAGCTTTGGAAAGCTCTACAATCTCTGACCCCGTCTGACTAAAAAAAGCAATCCAGTTCATTTTAACCCGTTAGCAAATGTTCTAAAGAGTTTAAGGTTATACTCAATATTTTTAATTTGATCAGAGTTGGGTACCGTGTGTATAAGGTCTACAAGTTTAATTGACTGCTTATTAACCAATCCTCCAAACTCATACTTAACCCCAAGAAGACCATGGACAATAGGGCTGGAAGTATCAATCGTTTCAATCCAGTCAAACCCATAACGATAAAACATAAACTCTATCGGGAGCGCACAGCCAAGCAAGTGGTGTGGTTTTTCTTTATTAATAATACCGTCCTTTAGTAGATGAGTAAGTGTTTGTATTCTTCCCATCGTATACCCTACCCATTTATTAGGATGGGGGCATAAATTAAGGTAATGAGAATAGTCAAATGAAATAGCAATTTTATCTACCTTAACTACCTCATCCATGTACTGATAGCATTGAATAAGTTCGTTATAGTTTTTACCCTGCACTACCCCTATACGTTTTATATCTTTAGGTATTTGCGAATTATATTCATCTAAAAATGCTAAAGTACTATCCATTGTTCCTAAAGTACTTTCTAGTACATCAGGAATAATAAACTCAGTGGGATGTAGTTTTAAGATCCACTCAATGTATTTTTCTGAGTCAAATGCTTTACCTAACTCAAATATAGAATTATCTAGTAAGACATGTCGCCCTTGCTTTACTGACCGTTCGAAAAAACTATAGTATGTTGGTTCAGTTTCAAATAAATGAACTAAAGCATAATCATAATCATTATAAGATCTAGATTGCTCTAAAAGAGCAAGAGGGGATTCATGACTTATTTTCATTTAATACTCTCATTTCTTTCCATTTAGCAGATAGTTCACGTACTTCTTTTATGGCTTGATTTCTAGTTGGCCTATCAAGTTTTACTACTTCCGTCACGCCTCGAATTTTTTCATTTAACCAAAAATTCTTAGGGTACTTTTTAAGAAACTTTTCCTCTGCCTCTTCTACTTGAGCTTTGGTACCGTAAGCGGAAGCTAGTGGTCTAATATTCCACGTATAGTATTCTTCGTCTCTAAACCGATCTAGAATATCATACTCTTTTGTAACACCAAATTTTAAAAACTGCTCACCGGTTTCTTTATTAGTAAACTCAACCAAATACAGTTTACCATTCTTAGTGGTAATACCACCAAAGGTTTTATATTTCCCTTCCATGGGAATACTCCTTACTTTTTAATTAAAGACATAAATTCTGCTCTACAATCAGGCTCAGATTTAAAGCATCCTCCGAGTTTTGCTGTCATTGTAAAGGAAGAGTGATCCTCAGCCCCTCTTGACTTAACGCAATAATGAACACCCTCAATCACTACCGCAACATCTTCTGTGTCAAGAATAAAACTTAAAGCATGATAGACCTGTTCAGCGATTCGTTCTTGAACCTGAGGTCGCCGTGCAAAATACTCTACAATACGATTCATCTTCGATAGACCTAAGACCTTACCTTTAGGGATGTAAGCAATGTGAGCCTTTCCATCTATAGTAACGAAGTGATGCTCACAATTTGACATCATAGTAATATCTTTTTCTATTACCATTTCATCATACTGCATTTTATTTTCAATAACTGTACATTTAGGAAAGTTTTCTGGCTTTAGTCCCCAGAAAACTTCGTTAACGTACATTTTAGCTACACGCTTGGGTGTCTCAGTTAACGAGTCATCGTTCCTATCCAGCCCAAGTATATCCATTATAGCAGCAAAATGCTTTTCAATCCTCTTAACTTTAGAATCATCTTTAACCAATAATCTATCTACCAAAACAGGAGTATGTACACCTTTCTCTCGAAGGTACTCTTCTACTTTATAGCCAAGCTCTGCATCGCACTTCCCTTTATTAAGACTCATCTTCGTCTCCGTTAACATATTTTTGTAAATCTTCTATTTTTTTTACTATTTCAACAAGAGCAGGTTCTGGATTTTCTGCTTCACGTTTTTTTAAGTATGGATATGCTTCTAGTAATAAATTAATAAAAAAATTATTTTTATAAGTATAAACCTTTTCCATTAGGTACCCCATTCATTTTTGAATAATGGAACTTGAAGCCTGTCAGAATATCTCCACCCTTTTTCCATTGCTAATAATGCTACGGTTTTATTGTTAAGAGCATACACCGACTCAACACCCCCCACTGGCATAATGTAAACCGGGCCTTTAAAATCATCTTTACGAAATTCATTAACGGCTTGTTCTGCCTCTTCTACATCCTCTTTTGTAGCAACTACAAACTTAAGGTAAGTATATCCAAACCACTCATACATACTTACAATTTCAGGTCTAATTGCTTCTTCTCTCTTCTCACCCGATACAGATAGTTTAGCTGACACAGAAAATGTTAATTGATCTTTTCTATTTTTTGTCCAATTATCGTTTAGATACTTTCTAAAGTCGTTAGACAAATCCTGTGTACCGTTTGTTTCAAATGTAAGTTCTTTTAACGGTGTCATTGAAGGGTGATTTAGAAGATCGGGGTAAGCTTTTTGCCATCCAAGCAAAGGCTCTCCGCCGGTAATTACCAGATGTTCGTCTTCCCACCTTTTGTGCGGAAGTAAACCCACAATCGAGTCAGCAAGCGAATCGGTAGATATAACAGGGCTAAGATGCTTGAAACGAGGATCCCAAGAAGCGTAAGAATCGCACCCAGTAGATACAAGAGGAAGATCCTTGTAGGACTTATATTTAGAAATTTCATCCGCGACATAATCTCTCTCCTTTGATTGTTCCCCTTTAGGTAGACCAAACCCATCGCAGGTAAAGTTACAGCCAAAGGTTCTGAGAAAAACGCTAGGGACACCCATGTAGCGGCCCTCGCCCTGAATAGAGTAAAACAATTCTGATACTTTAATTTTTGACATTAGAACTCCTAGTTTTGTTAGCTGGTGGAAGGGCACCAGTCACAAGTACATAATATTATAAGATATTTATTCTAAATCTTCAAGTAGTTTTGGTACTTCTTTAATTTTTTTTCTGCCTTTTTTTACAGGCATTGTTCTTTTTTCTGGGTTAATAGAATCAGCTTGTTTGCGAACTAATTCTACAATCTGATTAGCTATCTCTTCATTACCATCAGTGTGTGCAAGTAACTGCTCAAGGTCAACATTTTCTAAAATTTTATATTTTGTAACTTGCTGTTTTTTTTCTTTTTGAATTCTTCGAACGAAGGCATAGAAAATAATCTGAGTATAGTATGCAAATGGATTAGCTGATTTAGTAGGATCAAACTTGTCAACAGCTGTTAGACAATTTTCTATTCCATCAGAAATCATATCATCTTTAAAAGTGTAATTAATAAAATTAGCTTTATAAGATAAATGGGTAGCTATCTTTAAAAAACATTCACCAATATAATTACTTACCAAAGGCTTGGGAAGATTGTTTTCTTTAGCATAGTCAATCTGTTTACGATACTCAATCAACGCCGCTAAAAATTTTTTGTTATCTACGTAATGGGCGTTTTTCTTATCAGTGGACTGTTCTTGTTGTTCTTCTTGTTCTGTATTCATTATATTCTTCTTCGTCGTCTTCCGACTCTTCTTCCTCCCCGTTTAAATATAAATTTAAAATTTCATCATCTGGAGGCAGATCCTTTTTATTAATTTCCTCCGTTTGTTTATTATACTCTACAATGTAATTTTTATATTGCGATTCTGCCTTTTCACTAACATCCATTGTAGCTACTATATTATTAATATAGATTTTAACTATATTTGTTTTAGCCATTTTTATCCAGGGCTGCATTATATAGGTTTCTACAATCATATTATTAAGAGGAACGGCCACAGAGTTAATTAACACTGGATCAATCACCTCTAAAAAATTTTTAGTATTCCCTTCCGGGAGTTCATTAGTTAAAGCTATAATACTTTCTCCACTAGTAAGCTTTAAATATTTACACTGCATCCAGCGGTACCTTTACAAGTTTGTATTCGAACTTTTCATCGTTATAAATCTTTACCCTCTCAATCATATGTAATAATGTAAAGTTTTTTCTCGATTTCCAGGTCAAATCATCGCCAATATCGTATAAATTACAACTTACTTTCTGATCACCTTTTCTTAAACCCCTTCCAATGGACTGTAAGTTTCTAATACGAGACTTAGTAGGAGAGGCAAAAATAATATTATGTAGGTTCTTAATATTTATTCCTGTTGAAAACGTGCCATAAGAAGCTACGATAATAGCATCGTTTTCATTTTCTGTAATTTTTCTTATACTCTCTCTTTGTTCGGTATCGGTACCCCCGTACACAAACCATACTTTGCGATCACTATCCTTATCATTAATCATCTTCCAAAGAACAGCGCCGTGTTTTTCCACGAACTGAAATAGCACCAGCGTATTACCTTTTTGCTTTAATGCTAAGTTACGAATGAATTTATTTCTCGGCTCATGTTGAACTAGGAAGTCCATTTCTTCAGGGTATTTGTTTTCTTTATTTGCTTTCTTAATATCATCAGGGTAGGAAAGTACTATGCAAATTATTTTTAGTTCTGCTAGCTGGTCTTTATCCATCAGCTCCCTAGTGGTAGTAACTTTATAAACCGGTCCAAACAATCCTTCAAGTACAAGTTTATGCGTTTTAGTTCCATCTAAAGT